TGGCGAGAGTACTATGACAGAGGAGGTGGCTAAACAAGTCGCCTCCGATGTTGAGGCTGCATTGTATAAGCAGTTTGATAGTGGTCCTCGTGATAAGTTTCGCTTACGCATGTCTAACATTGGCAAGCCTAAGTGCCAGCTATGGTTTGAGAAGAATGATCCTGCAGATAAGACACCCTTTCCTCCAGCGTTCCTGATGAACATGATCCTTGGCGATATTGTTGAGGCTGTGTTCAAGGGAGTACTACGCTCTGCTGGTGTAGAGTTTAAGGACAACGATAAGGTCACACTCAAGTTACCTCACGGTCAGGAGATCAAGGGTGAGTATGACATGGAGATGGATGGGCGCATTGACGATGTTAAGTCTGCCTCCCCTTGGTCATACGATAACAAGTTTGCTTCCTTCGATACTCTTGCACAGGGTGATAGCTTTGGTTACGTGGCACAGCTTGTGGGCTACGCAGAGGGCGCTGGGAAAGAGGTAGGTGGCTGGTGGGTAGTCAACAAGGCAAATGGGCAATTCAAGTATGTAGACGCCTCTGAGGGAGTGGACAAGGAAGCAGTACTCGCTGACATCCAAGCTCTCGTAGACTACATAGATAATGATGAACCCTTTGAGCGTTGCTTTGAGCCAGTAGAGGAAACATTCTACCGTAAGAAGACAGGCAACTGGGTACTGCCATCAGGGTGTAAGTTCTGTAGCTTCAAGCACAAGTGTCACACTAACCTGCAGCCACGCCCTAGCATCCCTAGTAAGTCTAAGAACCCACAAGAGGTTGACTATACTTATGTAGCACCTGAGTATCTTGATGGTTAGGAAACACAACTCACGCTTGTATCGCAGTGGTCTTGAAGTTGAGGCTGCTGCGTACCTCAAGGATAGGCAGAAGATCGTAGCCTATGAAAAGCTTAAGATAGAGTGGGAGGATCTAAAGTATCGCACTTACACACCAGACTTTGAGTTAGACAACGGTATAATAATTGAGATGAAGGGGTTGTTTTCTGCTGCAGATAGACGTAAGCATATAGAGATACAGCGTCAGCATCCTACACTAGATATTCGTTTTGTATTTAGTAATGCTAATTCAAGGCTTTACAAGGGAGCCAAGAGTAGGTACTGCGATTGGTGTGATCAGAAAGGCTTCAAGTGGGCTCATCGTGTGATACCTGAGGCTTGGCTCGAAGAGAAGGGCAAGCGAATGAAAGAGCAACGTGTCAAAGTTAAGAGGAGAGAGTAGTGGCTTACGAGATTAAACCTGGTGATGTAGCTATTGTGTTGTCACCTGTTATTGAGGAAGGCGAATGGAACGGTAACATCAAGACAGGTATGGTGTTTGGTTCTGCTGGCTCTGAGGATGGCATGAGGGCTGCTCTTGATGAAGCACTAACTATGTCAGCAGCACAGAAGTTCTTAGAGATGTACCCTGATGCTTGGGAAGACTTCTCTGATATAAGGGCTGACATAATGCAGGAAATGTTCCCTGATGAGTTTCATGAAGCAGAGGTAGAGCTAGAAGAGTTAGAGGAAGTCAATGTAGAGGGTAACGTTTACACGCTAGGACGCTGGACTAAGACAGAGGGCAGTGCATGAAGAAGTTTAGCGTGACGTTTGTTGCTAAGGTACATGACAACAACAACATTCTTTCCTCATACGAGGACAACCATGAGCAGGACATACATGACTTGGTTACAGATATTATCTACGACATAGATGATGTAGAGATAGAGAACTTAAACGTGAGAGAGAGACAATGATTACACAGGAAGACATAGATGCCTTTGCAGATATGATGGATGTAAGCCCACAGCACTATTCATACTGGGTAGAAGGTAAGATCATAACAGAGGGTGAGACACGCTTAGTGGAGAACACACTGGGCCTTGTAGGTGAAGCTGGTGAGGTAGCTGAGAAGATCAAGAAGCTAATGCGTGACAACACTAAGGTCTCATCAGATGAAATTATCAAGGAGCTAGGTGACGTTGTATTCTACGCTACTGCCTTGGCTAATTACTTTAACAGTGACCTCACAGAGGTACTGCAGACTAACATGGACAAACTAAATAACCGTGCTAAGCGTGGTGTTATTAAAGGATCAGGAGACAATAGATGAGCAATCAATTACCAACAGACTACCAAGCGTTCATTCACAAGTCACGTTACGCCAAGTACTTTGATGGCAAGGGCCGTGAGTCATGGAGTGAAACAGTAGGACGTTACATGGATAACGTAGTACGTAAGGCATTGGGTGGCGTAGACAACAGCTACATCAAGGATATTGAACAGGCTATCGTAGGCCAAGAGATCATGCCCTCTATGAGAGCTATGATGACAGCTGGCCCAGCCTTAGATCGTGACAACACAGCAGGCTACAACTGTAGCTACCTACCCGTAGATGACCCTAAGTCCTTCGATGAGGCTATGTACATTCTCCTCTGCGGTACTGGTGTCGGGTTCTCCGTTGAGCGCCAGTTTATCAGCAAGCTCCCAGAAGTACCTGAGCTCTTCGAGAGTGAGTCTATCGTTGTCGTTAAGGACAGTAAGGAAGGCTGGGCTAAGGGGTTCCGTCAAGTTCTTGCACTCCTCTGGGCTGGTGAGATCCCTAAGTGGGACGTATCACAGGTACGCCCTGCAGGTGCAAGGCTTAAGACGTTTGGCGGTAGAGCGTCAGGCCCAGCGCCACTCGTAGAACTATTTAACTTTGCTGTAGCTACATTCAAGGCTGCACAAGGGCGTAAGCTTAGCTCTATGGAATGTCATGACCTTATGTGTTTCATTGGTCAGATCGTTGTCGTAGGTGGTGTGCGCCGCTCAGCTATGATCTCTCTGTCTAACCTGAGTGATGACCGTATGCGTCACGCTAAGTCAGGACAGTGGTGGGAAACAGCTGGGCATCGTGCCTTGGCTAACAACTCTGTATCATACACTGAGAAGCCAGACATGGAAACATTCATGCGTGAGTGGCTTGCACTGGTTGAGTCTAAGTCTGGTGAGCGTGGTATCTTTAATCGTGAAGCATCCAAGAAGCAAGCAGCTAAGTTTGGGCGGCGTGATCCTAACTATGAGTTCGGGACTAATCCATGTAGTGAGATAATTTTGAGGCCGTATCAGTTTTGTAACTTAACGGAGTGCGTAGTACGTGCTACTGATAGCATTGAAGATCTTGAGCGTAAGGTTAAGCTGGCTACCATCTTGGGTACTATTCAGTCTACCATGATTAAGTTCCCCTACCTACGTAAGGTCTGGCAGAACAACACAGCAGAAGAACGGTTACTTGGTGTATCTATGACAGGCATCATGGACAACCCTCTTATGACAAACAAGAACGAAGGATTGGAGAAGACACTTGAGCATTTACGATCCATTGCTGTGGCTACTAACGCTGAGTGGGCTGAGTTGCTTGGCATCCCTGCTAGTGCTGCTATCAGCTGCGTTAAACCTTCGGGTACAGTATCACAACTGGTTGATTCTGCTAGTGGAATTCATGCTCGTCACAGCCCCTATTATATTCGTACTGTCCGTGGTGATAGCAAAGACCCACTAACACAGTTCATGATTGATAAGGGTATCCCTAACGAGCCTTGCGTTATGAAGCCTGACTCTACTGTAGTGTTCAGCTTCCCTGTTAAGTCTCCTGAGCAGGCTGTCACACGTAATGATATGACTGCTGTAGAGCAGCTTGAGTTGTGGCTCACCTATCAGCGACACTGGTGTGAGCATAAGCCAAGCGTAACTATCTCAGTTCGTGACACCGAATGGATGGCTGTAGGTGCATTTGTGTACGAACACTTTGATGAAATGTCAGGTGTGTCATTCTTGCCACACTCAGATCATACTTACCAACAAGCACCCTATCAGGATTGCACTAAGGAACAGTATGAAGAGATGCTTGAGCTTATGCCAGACAGCATTGACTGGGAAGAGCTTAATGATTACGAGAGTGAAGATAACACAGTATCTATGCAGACTATGGCCTGCTCTGGTGACAGCTGTGAGATCGTGGATCTAGTATGAGTTACGTAGTAGTAGGCACAGACAGGTGTGAGTTCTGTACTAAGGCAAAGCACTTGTTACGAGAGAAAGGGGTAGGCTTCACGGCCTACTCACTAAGCTCACAAAGTAGCAAATGGCTATTGACACTAATTAAACAAGCAGGTATGACTACCGTACCACAAATCTGGGACAACAACGGTGACTACATAGGTGGTTACACAGAACTAAAGGAAAAACTAGAATGTTAGAGTTTGTATTATACTTCTTCACAGTTATAGCTGTAGTGGAAACTACGGTTGATGTAGGCACTAAGACTTACGATACCGTAAGTACTACAGTGCAGGAAGTCTTGGCTGACGAAGAGCCTGTAGAGTTAGAGGAAGAGCACTCTACAGAGCAGGAATACTAAGAGTAAAGGCTCAGCGTTACGGCGCTGGGCTTTCCTTTAACGTAGGCGTAGAGTGGAGTTGTAATGCAATTAAATCTTTTTGATAGTGTGCAGTTAGAGGATACAAAAAAGGAGGACAGTAAGATCTGTATAGCTTGCTCTGAATTAAAGCCTCACTCTAGCTTTTCTAAGCATACAGGCCACAAAGATAATCTTGACGGTAGATGTAGAGAATGTGTTAACTCTCAAGTCAGACTCAGGAATAAACTAAAGAAGGAAGCACCTCCCAAACCTCAAGCATGTATGTGTTGCAAAAGAGTATCTGATTCTATTGTACTAGATCACTGCCATGTCACTAAGAACTTTAGGGGGTGGATTTGTAGATTCTGTAATGCTGGCATTGGTCAGTTACAGGATAACATTGAAGGCGTAGAGAAAGCTTTAAATTACTTGAAAGATCACTATGAACAACATTGAACCCCTAGCCAAACCAACACGTACTCGCCGTAAGACAAACTACAAGGGTGCTGCTGCTAAGCCTACCTCTGGTATTCTACCCAAGACAGAGAACCAAGGTAAGCTTATTGAGGCCATCACTAACAGCAAGCAGGTACTTATCCTTGGCCCTGCTGGTACTGGTAAGACTTACGTTACAGCTACATGTGCAGCAGACTTGTACACACTCAAAGAGATTGACAAGATTGTTATCACACGCCCTCACGTAGCTGTAGGTAAAGATATTGGGTTCCTACCAGGTACACTAGAAGAGAAGGCACAGCCGTGGGCATTGCCTGTACTAGACGTACTGGTGAAACACTTGGGACGTGGTGCTGTTGATACAGGACTTAAGAACGGTAACATCGAAGTAGCTACTCTGGCGTTGATGCGTGGGCGTAGCTTTGATGATGCTTTCATTATCGTTGATGAAGCGCAGAACATTGAGATATCAGAGATCAAGATGCTCTTGACACGTGTAGGTGAAGGCAGTACTATTGTACTCAATGGTGACATCCAGCAGTCTGACCTTAAGTCGGGTGACGGTCTAAGTAAGATCATTCATCTGGCTAAGAAGCACATGCTTGATGTACCTGTAGTAGAGTTTGGCGTTGATGACATTGTGCGTAGTGGTATCTGCGCTGAGTGGGTCAAAGTATTTATGAAGGAAGGTCTGTGAAGTTAGAACAAGAAGCGAAAGCACACGTAGAAGGTACACGCATTAAGTTCTATGATGAGTTAGCCCAACATGCAGAAGCACTAGAGCAACACATCAAGAATAATCTATGGCAGAGTGACGAAAGGAACAAAGCACTAGAGCATCTTATAGCTACAGTACTATGGGCAAGACACTGTGTTAAGAAACACGGTACACAATAAAGAAAAGGGGAGCTTAGTGGCTCCCCTCTCTCGTTTATAACTTAGCTGACTCATCGTAGATCTCTTTGAGATACTCAGCGTACTCTATGAAGAGGTCTATCTCAGCGAAGTTGTAGTCCTCTAGTGATCCTGTTACACCATGCTGCTCTTTCATTATCCTAGCAGCCTCACGGCGGATCTCTTTATTGCCACCCGCCCTGTTAGCTTTACTTGCTAGGCGTAGACGCATAGTCTCTGCACCACCATAACCTTCTTCCATCAAGCCAGTGATCTCTTTCTTAGCATCCTTCATGACTTGCTTAAGCATACGGCGGCGTCCTGTTAGGTTTGCCTCCTTAAACATAGCGCTATTGATAAGCTGCTGTGTCTTACGCTCAAGTGCTGGTGCAAGCATACCATTGAGAGCCTTATCATATGCAGGTATCTTGCTACGCTCATTAGCCTGCCAAGGAAACATCTCAGCCATAGAGTATGCCTTCTCAGATGCTGTGCGTCCTGGCTTTACAGTGATACCAAAGATACGAGCAAAGGGGTTAGCATCATAGATCTCGCCCTCACGTGTAGCAACACGAAGCTCCTCACCTGTGATAGTGTCTGTCTTATCAATGAATGCCTCAAGGATATTATCCACATACTTTGTAGCAGACTGGCTTAATACATTGATACCCTCTGCCTGACGTACATCCTTAGCTGTGTCTGTACCCATGGCAAAGCCAACGATCTTATTCACTGCATCTAGTGGGCGGGTAGCACCAGCCAGTAAGTTACCAGCTACTTTATATCCACCCTCAAGTGATGCACCACGTGCGCCCTCATCAGCATTGAACATAATATCTAATAGATTGTTAATGTCATTACCAAACTGTACGTCACGTGCAAGCTGGCCTACAGCTACCTGTGTGCCTAGCTCTTGGAGAAGTTCCCTTGGTACATCCTCGCCATTACGCTTCATATTAAAGATTCGCCCTGCTGCCAAGAACAGTGAGAAGGGGAAGGTGTTACGAGCATCTACAATAGTACCACCACCTACTTCAATCTCATTGTAGGCTAATCCTTTAGCACGGCGCTCTGTGTCAAACTCTGCTGCTGCATAGATAGCTGCAGTACCCACAGTCATACGAGCAAAGGCTTCACGCTCTGTAAGGTCTGTACCTTCCTTCTTAATGGTACGAACCATGAACTTACCAAGTTGTTCAGGTGCAGCCAAAGGAGACCACTGATATGCTGTAGCAAGTACGTTGTTAAAGAAGCGTCCAAAGGGTAGGATAGTACCTAAGCCTGGTGTGTTAGAGAACTTCTCTGCAAGACCAGCTGTTGTTTCAAGCAACTCACGGCCTATGCCCTCTTGGTTCTTAGTGTAATCCTTAGAGAACACAGAACGTAGTGTGCCATCTAGTGCAGCACCCAGTACATCCTCATCAATAGGCTGACCAGATACAAGTGCATCCTTGAGTGTAATACCCTTCTCAACACGTAGATACTTATCAAGCTCTGTCATGAACATCTGTGACTTAGTAAAGCTATCCTGTACACGTACACCAGTTATCTGGTTAGCTGCTGTAGTAACAGCCTCTACGTTTCTGAACAGCTTACTGTTAGGGTCAATGCCGTAACGCTTAGATGTACCCTCAACACCACCAGATAGTGTCTCAAATAAGATCTTCTGAATGTCACTGTTCTTATCCAAGAACTTCATGTACTCATCGTGAGTAGTGAAGGGATCTAACAGGTTACGGATCTTCTGTCCCTGTATTGCAGTTAATGCACGTGCTTGGCGGAACGTTTCCTCTGCAGCCTTAGGGTTATACGCCATCTGTCCCAGCCCTTTAAGACCTAGTGTAGATGCGTTAAACAAGTCAGCCATAGTCTGACCTGCATAGTACTGGGAGAAGCCTGCAATGTTCAATGCTGTTGTAGCAGGGGATGAAACAAGCAAGCGCTTCCACACAGACTGACCATACTTATACTTGTCAGACTTATTCATCTTCTGTAGCTCTTCGCCTACAGCTTCTTTAGCATCAATATCATCTACAGCTGCATCAATCTTATCCTTAGAAGCAACGATACCAGCGTCTAGGGTTTTACGTACCTGAGACATAACATTCAGGGTCTTACCTGCCTCGTTAATTCTCTTGGCAAGCATGTCACCCATCTTAACTTTAGAGCTACCTAATTCACCGAACTGAATACC